CGCTCAAAACTTCAAGAAACGGATGGACACTATGGGACATATCCTCAGTTATACCGCTAAACCACTTGTAAATACCCGTATTGGACGGATTCTTCCTACTGCTGAGGTTCCAAATGGTATGAATGTAATTGTGGCAATTGGTAGTTATTCTGGTTATAACCAGGAGGATTCAATTATCTTTAACCAAAGCGCTATTGATAGAGGATTATTTCGTTCTACATTCTATAGAACATACAAGGATGATGAAAAGAAAATCCAGTCATCTGGACAGGATGAGCGGTTTATGCGACCAGATCCAAAGATTACAAAGGGGATGAAACCCGGTTCTTATAGCAAACTAGAGGATAATGGTATGGTAAAGGAAAATACATTTGTCACCACAAATGATGCGATTATTGGCAAGGTAATTCCGACAAAGGATAAGGCGCGAGACTCAAAGATTTACCGCGACTCAAGCACATTCCTTAGAAATAACGAAAGTGGATATATTGATAAAGTGTATTGTAACCGTAATGGTGAAGGACACAAATTCACCAAGATTCGCATCCGTTCAGAGCGTATTCCAAAGATAGGCGACAAATTCTCAAGTAGACACGGACAGAAGGGAACTGTGGGAATGACATTCCGCCACCAGGATATGCCATACACAAAGGATGGTATTACCCCTGATATTATTATCAATCCACATGCTATTCCATCGCGTATGACTATTGCTCAGTTGATTGAGTGTATCCTTGGTAAAATCTGTGTAAATGTTGGTGGTTACGGAGACGGATCACCATTTATGCACACAAAGGTTCACGATGTAGCGGAAATGTTGGAAGAGTGTGGATTCGAACAATATGGAAATGAAATCCTGTATAATGGTTTTAACGGTAGACAAATGGAAACCAAACTGTTTATGGGTCCGACATACTATCAGAGACTGAAGCATATGGTAGAGGATAAGGTTCATTCCCGCGCTACCGGTCCAATGGTTCTTCTTACCCGTCAGCCTGCGGAAGGTAGAACCCGTGATGGTGGTCTTCGGTTTGGAGAGATGGAACGTGATTGTATGATTGCGCACGGTGCTATGGGTTTCCTGAAGGAACGCACTATTGATGTCTCTGATAATTATAGAATATTTGTGTGTAATGAGTGTGGACTCATTTCACCGGTAAATCCAGCAAAGAAAATTTATAGTTGTAAGAAATGTAATAATTACAATGATTTCTCAGAAATCCGGTTGCCTTATGCTTGTAAACTGCTTATTCAGGAACTGGAGAGTATGTCTATTGGTCCAAGATTGATGGCGAAGTAATTTCTAATTAAATTTCTAATTAAATACATCCATTTTACTCCAGTGAGTTACTTTTAACTCTACTAAATCATTTCCATAGTTAGGATTTTGTCCTAATACATTTTCTATTTTATTTGAGATTACAAGTCCATTTTTGTATTTTCCTTCTTTCATATTTATTATACCAGTATGTTCTGAAATTGCCTTCCAAAGATGTGGTGTTCCAGTGTAACATTCCAATTTAGCCCATCCACTATGTTTTCCCATCTTGTTTAATGGTTTATCATTTATTATAGAATCAATAACCGATTCAAATGCCCTTTTAATAACTGGATGATTTGGTCTAGCACACAATGTAGCATTTGTCGCTGGAGCGTCATATCCCCATATATGCCAGTTTCTTCCATGAATCATTTCATCATCTGGATCTATTAAATCGGCAAATGATACCGCTTTATCCGTAGGAATCTTATCAACATCAATGTAAATACCCCCTTCATTTAATATTACCGCAAGGCGCCAGATATCTGCCTTTCCAGCACCTGGTTTGATTTTATTATACGCATCATTTACTCTTTTATCAAAGTTCATTTCCATATATCTTTTCATATCTTTGTCATCGTAAAAATTATACTCAAATCCCTTGTTTATTTTAATCATGTTCATTATATTTTTATAACTACTTTCTGGTAAATCATTACTTTTATGTGTCTGCCAAATTTTACATGGTATTTTTAAACTTTTATTGTTAAATTGTCTTGGGATATGATTTTTCTGTAATATAATGAATTTCTCCTGTTGATTTAAATTTACCGCTACATAAATCACCGCTACTAAAAGTAAAATAATACTTATTTTATTCAACATATAAATTAATATTATATTTTTTGTATCCTGGTAAAATTTAAATAAATAATTACTTAATTAAAGATTTTATTCTAAATTATATATAATATGGGTAATAAAAACTCCGCAGAAATCAATAAAGACGATTATATAGTAATTGAAGAATTAGAAGTAGGTGTTGATAATAATGCTAGAGAATCAACTAGTGAATATAATAGTGAATCTGATATCGAAAACGATATATTTGACTACAGAAAGCAATTAGTTAAAGAGTTGGCGTTAAATAATAGGCAAGTTGAGAACGCTATACGAGATTTTAAAATTGACGGATACTATAATAGTGTTGGATGTAAAGACAAAAGAATATCCTTTTTAGAGGATATGTTGTATGAAACAGAGATAGAATATAATACGTTATATAATGAATACATGAGATTACGTATAAAAATGAAAAAAAATGATTAAAACTGATTACAAATAATTAATACTTCGCAAAGATGTGGTAGTGCTCTATCTCGAAGATACTTGCGTTATTTTTAAAGTTTCTGTAGTAAGTAAACTCCTTACAGGTTTTTATTTCCGCTCTGTTTTTTATTAGTGTCTCTGGGTCATACTTTCCATGTGCATTTTTTGAGATCCAAAGAAGATAGTGCTTAATTCCTTCTTCAATCTTGTATGGAAACTCGTTTTCAACAAACACAAACTCATTGTCGCCGATAACATCCTTAGAGATATAATCCGCAATTGAGGTATAGAAACTGCTTTCGTTAATATGATCACGGTGTCTAGTATAACGCTCTTCTACCTCAGGAAGTCTTCCTAATGCGTAAGTTGGGGGAGATTCAACGGTAAAATCTTTGACGACGTTCCAACTAAGCATTTCAGTCCTTAGATACTATATATAATTTATTCTGGAAAGAATCAATTTTAATTACATTTCAATTAAATTTCAATTAAATCTAATGGAGACTCAACTGTAAAACCGTCAATCTTAGATTTTTCTTCAAAATCAAATTCGGCATCGGTATTTAATAAATTTATCATTGGTAAATAATAAACATAGTTATCTCTATCTTCACTTACACTATTACTTGATTTACTAGGATTACCCGAGTTTATTTTTCTTCTTATTTGAATAAAATCACCATCAACAATGACTTTAAAAGTTACAAGACTTTTATTAAAATCTTGAATTAATGCCTCTTTTTCATACGCTACATGTTTAAATCCACCCTTTTTATAAAAATTAATTAGACCTTCAGGGGTTTTATGTTCACTTTTCTTTAATGCTTCTAAATATAAAAAGGAATACTTAATTCCACCAATATCTTTGCGTTTATAGTAGTCTACAAGTTGTTTTAGAAGTTTTCCACCCATACCTTTAAATAACGGGTCTATACCTGAAACATTAATGTCTAATATTTTTTCCCTTTGTTTTTTTGTTTTCCTAAGTTTATTGTATATCATTCGGTTCTTATGTCTTCTTTTTTTATTTTTACCACTTTCTGTCCATGTTCTGTAATCACTCCATACAGACTGAACAGGTTTAAGTAACGTTGTATCAACGTTAATAGGAGGCATAAGTTTAGGAACAACACCACAAATAGCAAGTAAGTTAGCCCATAATAATGCTTTATTTTCACCTGATTCTTCCTCAAAAAAATTATAACCGTTGTCTTTTTTTCCTTTTATATGTTTTAACATTCCCTTTACAGTTTGTTTATGAACTAGGTGATTTTCTACAATAGCAAAAGCTTTGATTTGATCTTTTAAATCAATATTTAGTTTATTGTTAATATTAATTAATACCCATACACTAATTTTCTTGTTAATATCGTCTTTTTGTTTTAAATAGTCTTCCATATATAGTCTTATGTAAAAATCACTTAACCCTCTATTACAGAATATAGATATATTTTCTAATATATACAAGATAAATCTATTGTATTCTAAGACATCATCTTTATAAAATTCCCTAGCGTAATCTTTTAATTCAACCATTTTAAATTCACCACCTTTAAAACCTTTCGTAGATTTAATTGTTCTATTACTATTACTGTTAATTAAATTAGCGGGGGCACTATGTCTTCTTAGACTCCGTTGACCCCGTTTACTACGTTTACTACGTTTACTACGTTTACTACGTTGACTACGTTGACTCTTTGGACTCCGGTTACTCATCATTTAAATAATAAATATATTTTTAATTAAAAATTGAATTTAACAGATTAACAATTAATATTACATAAAGATGGATTACTTTCGTCTTCTTGAATATAAAACAAATCCTATTGAAAATTTAAAACAATTTATAAACGATAAGTCTTTTATAGACGCATGCGCTAAAGGAAATTTAGACTTATTGAAATGGATGGTTAATAATGATAGTGATAAATGTATCAATATATCGGGAACTAGGTGGAACAAGGAATATCCTTTTAAAGTCTCCTGTGCTAATGGAAATCTTAATATAGCAAAATGGTTACTAGAAATTAAACCTGATATTGACGTATCTGTTGATTGTGAAGACGCATTTAGATATGCTTGTCGACAAGGACATTTAGATATCGCTAAATGGTTATACGAAGTTAAACCTGATATAGATATATCAGTATGCTTTTATGAACCAGTGCGATATGCTTGTGGTTATGGGTATCTTGAATTAGCCAAATGGTTGTATCAGGTGTTTCCAGGTATCAATTTAGATATTTGTGATCAATTCACATTTCCTCATATAAACTATTTAAACCACCCTGAAGTAGTTGAGTGGATGAATAGTGTAAGAACCAATAATAATGGTGCCGTAAAAGAAATAATTTACAGTCTTGAAGTAGAAAGAAATCTTGAAAAGGATACAACGTGCTGTGTTTGTTACGACAAAGCAGATATTGAAACAAGTTGTGGGCATTACGGTTGTGAAGATTGCTTTACTAAGATAGCGGATCATACATGCCCTTATTGTCGACAGTTTATTACTGATTATTTTAAAATAAAGGACTAAGGACTAATTATATTAACTGAATAAATACATCACCGCGCATAAATTTAAATGGATTTATTAACCCCAGACTTTCTATTTTAACGCGTCTAATATTTATGGGCATTTCCAGTTTTACATTTTTTTGATCAAGAATTTTGATATTTAGTTGTTTAGTATCCCCTGGAATTTTTTCTTTTTCTATTTGGATTAATAAGTCGTAACTATTAATTATGTCTATGTATAATGGATTTATCTTTTCATCTTTATTACCGGTAATTTCAATGAAACCATCGTCAAGATTTCTTGGTATAACATTAACGACAACATTTCCAGTATATTTACTTATATGTTCATCCCCGCGTTTAAAAAATATATGATGATTACGTGCTGGCTCAATCTTTAAATCTATTTTTTGATCCATGTAACGTGAACCATTACATTCACTACATATTATATTATTTGTTATTGTTCCCAATCCCATACAACCCCGACATTTTACTTTTCTTGGAATAGAGAATTTTTTTTCAAGATTATAGTAAATATCGCGAATATCAATTCGGGCGTTAATCACTATATCATCCATAGTCAGTTTTTCAGTTTCGCATCCATTAGGATCAGGATGTTTCTCACTGAAAAATTTTTGAAATAATCGGGCTTCATTGAATAGTTTCTGGGATATTTTAGTGAAATCCATCCCCTTGAATTTACTGAATATAGAATCAATATCAGGATTAAAACCATCACTCCCAAATGCCTGATTACTTGACCCTCCATTCATGAGGATAAAGTATGCTTCATTTACCTCCTTAAATTTTTCCTCGCTTTGCTTGTCGTTTTTGTTTCTGTCTGGGTGGTGTTTTCTTGCAAGTTTGTGATATGCCTTTTTTATTTCAGTATCACTTGCATTCTTATCTATCTCAAGGACTTTATATGGGTCCATACTAATTTATCTACCTACTCTTTTTTTAAATGATTACCTTTTTAAAATAATTAAAATAAAAAATTGAAAATCATATTTTTTCTTTATTTAAAGAAGACCGGGTATTAGTATTTAAAGAAATAACTACTTAATTATGCTTAAACAACATTTTCCAAAGTCGCAACCATCACCCCTGAGGATCACTACGCATACTATTAAGGCGATGTTTGGTTGTAATGAAACACCTGAGACTTTGGTAGTAAAACCCGATTTTAAACTGAATCTTTTACAACTTTCTGCCAATTTAGAACTAAATGACAAAATCAGATATATTGAGTATGTTACCAAGAGTGATAATTATGTTATTGAATTTAATGATGAGGGAATTACGGATGAAATTAATATAAGTAGGATTAATATTGATAATAGTATTAAAAAGAAAATTAAAGTAGGTGATAAGGTTACAGTTGATGGAACCCGCACTGGAAAAGTGTCGGACTACATATTTATTGAAAATATTAAGGGTGAAAATCCCAAGAAAAAGTCAAACAAAGATAGAGGGGGAAAGTTTTATAATTGTTTGACTATTATTGTTGAACCCGAAAAGGGATTCTTAAATAACATTAAACTATTCAGAAATGGTGCTGTTTCGGGAACTGGAATTAAAAAAGAGGAAAATGGGTTGATTTCACTAAACTTGATCCTTAAACAAATTAATACTCTTGATATTTCAGTGTTCTCACAGAATGACATCGTCCTCGATAATAAAAACGTAATTATTTCAAACTACTCAGTAGTATTAATTAATAGTGATTACCATATTAATTACAAGGTTAAGCAGTTAGCGCTTCATCATAAACTAGTTAACGATTACAAGATTTTCAGCACATACGAACCATGTATTTATCAGGGAGTAAATAGTAAATTTTACTGGAATAAGGATTACCTTGGAAAACCAGAATTTATTAATGGAAAATGCTACTGTGATAAGATGTGTAACGGTAAGGGATCTGGTCAAGGAGATGGAAATTGTAAAACTATTACTATTGCTATTTTCCAGAGTGGTAGTGTTATTATCACGGGTGCTCGTAGTCTTGAACAGATTTACACTGCGTATAATTTTATTAATGAAATTTTTGAGAGACACCAGGATGAACTGGAACAAGAATCAGCACCTTTTATTCAGGAAAGTGTCGTGCCAAGAAAAACTAAAAACATTTACATTAAAAAGGATCTGATTGTCGGACTTCCTAGTTTCATTAAATTGGAATAAAGGCAAACATAATTATAGTATAAATAATAAAACTTACTAAGAAAATTACAGTGAAAATACTTTCCAACTTTCTCGCGTAGACTTTTACTTTCTTTTCACTTGCTGTTGTAGCGTCGCTATCGTTACTGTCGTTACTGTCGTTACTATCGTTACTATCGTTACTATCGTTACTTCCGTTACTTTCCTCGCTTTTTTCTGTTTCCGTTGTAGTTGTAGATTGGTTATCATCCTGACTACTTGACCTATGTCTCAATGTGCGTTTAACTACTGTATTTCCACCTGAGAATACATTTTGATAAGAATTGGTTCTGTGCCCGATTTGTTCCTCGGTTTCATAAATAAACTCGTCTACGTCAAGATCAACTTCGCTTTCTGTAATAGTCATGTGTGTAACTGTATCTCTTTCACCATTTCCATTTTTATTTCCATTTCCATTTCCAGGTAAACAACCATTAAAATCCGATAAGTCAGGAATATTTGGTAGATAACCCGAGATTTTCTTAATTAACTTAAAAATCAAATTTTCCTTTTTACTTTTATATGAATACATTGCGCTTACAAAAACAGTGAAAAATACACATAACAGTGAGAAGAATGTCAATCCTATAAGCATTTCGGAAAGTAGTGGTTTCGTATTTGTTTTTGGAAGATTTTCTGACAGGATCAATAAGAAAACTATAAGTGATAACATAACCGTAATCGCAAACGATATTCTTTCACCGGAATCCCAGGGAACAAGAAATGAAATAATCATTAACGATGATGTAGCGTAAGCGGGAGTGATAATATTTAGGGTATAGTATCCAGGAAGACGTTCAAGTGTTACACTGAATGTTATATCAGGGTATAATTCTGGACAACAATTGTATTTTACGAAATTCAATGCGCTGGAATAGTTCTTTAAGTTCCACCCATCATTTTCTTGAAAATTACTAATATCGACACTGTTATCGTCCATCGTTAAATTCATTTGTCCATCATGATACACCCAACTACCGAATTTAAAAAGGCAATGTTGAGTATCGTATGGAAAACTACGTAAATTAAAAGTGCAAGTTGACTTTAAAATACCTGGTCTTGACCAAATAATTGAACCGTCGTAATAAACATGTGCTCTTGAGTAGTCAAGTTGTTCCATTGGTTTTTCCGCTGTATTATAAAGGTAAATATCGGGAATCCACACGCTTGAATCGCCACCTGGTTCTGTATTCAACGCTATATCAGTTATATTGTTGTAATCCGCGGGATTCCAAATTAAATTGCCGTCATTCCACCAGTGTCTTAACCATATATTCGCTGTTAACGTTCCCTCCACTTGATCTATTGAGTTAAATGCGCGAAATGCTATCCCCATTCTAAGAGAAATTGATTCTTGATCACCTAATGGAAGACTATCTGCGTTATAATTTTGGAAAAGGTCATTTCTAAGTCGTAATTCATGATTGTCTACCGCACTCGATACAGAAAATAACGACAATAGAGAAATAAAAATGCTCTTTATATTGAACATTATTAATAATAAAAAAAAGACACTCAATTCCTTAAGTAGAATTAAGTAATTAACTATTAAATGGACCATTTTTAATTAATTCTCTATGTTTACTATTTAATTTATATACCTTTTTCTCAACAATTTTAAGGACTTTTGTCGTGTTGTTTCTTATACCATATTTTTCATAAATGGAAAGTTCACAGTGCGTATTTGTAGAAACTAGGTATAAATCAATGTATTTTAGTAGTTGGATAAAGTGTTCCTTCATATAAACATTTGGATTCGCAAGTAGCATTTTTTGTGATAGAAGAGTTTTTACTTCTTTATAGAGTCTCTCTATATGCTTTTTCATTTCTTTTACTGTTTCTTTATCACACTCTGAATTTTCTTTGTATTTTAAAAACTCCAACTTTTTTAATTCGCGTTCCATTTTGTTTTCATCTAACTCATCGTCAATATTGGTATCTGAAAAATTAATGGTAACTTGTTCTTTACTTACACCTACACCCTTAGGTTCAATTTGAAGTTCTATGTCTCCATGGCAACTTTTCCAACGACACTCTTTACAAATATCCTCGATTGAATTGATTGGAATTATATTATTACACTTATGATAACTCTTATTTTCTTGTAAATAATACCCACGGCAGATATTTGTTTCCTCATTATCACTTGATTCATCTGTTTGACCTTGACTGGAGCAATCATGATTATCATTTTCACATATTTTATCGAGTGTATCTCGTGATATAGGTATATTGTAATCGTAATTATACAAGCAAATTAGTTTAATATAAAGAGGATAATAAAAGTCGTTGAGTTGATGCTTAAGAGTGTCAACTTCTTCTTTGTATTTGATCTTTGCTGCTTCATTCTTGGTTTTTTTATTATTGTCGTAGAGAGATTTTAAAAACACAGCGAGGGGACCGATGACTATTGGTATAATTATTCCAATCCAGACGGTTTCGGTGTCCATAATTAATTAAATGTTAATTAAATGTTAATTAAATGTTAATTAAATGTTAATTAAATGTTAATTGTTAAATAGAAAAAAGATGATTAAAATTTATTACTTGAAATTCATTTATTAATAATTAGTTTCTGGAAACTGTGCTCCAGTTACCACCTTCGTCATCTCCGCCATCGCCGTCAGGGGCAGAGTGAGTGCGGTTGGGTCTGCGACCGCCACTGCGACCACCGCTTTCGCCGCCACGTGATGGACCTCCGTATCCGCGACCACGGTTAGGTGGACGAGAATCGCAGAAAAGAGTGCCGTTTACGCCTGAGACTTCAAGTGCCTGTGGGCGGTCTTCGTCACTGAGGTTGAAGACTACACACTCACTGTTGCGGAGTGTGCGGTAAGTAGAACGGTGTGGGCAGATGTTCGCCTGGTAAACAAAGAAGTCCTTTTCGTATCGGTCTCCTGGGGTAAGAACTCGGACAAAACCGAATCCCTTTTTATCGTCAAACCACTTTACATATCCAATGTAATCACGGACTGGGGTTTCGATCTGTGGTGCGCCGCTTGTATCTTCGGCATCTGGGTGTGTGTTATCTGGGGTGCTCATGTTGTTAATAAATATATGTTATCAATTGTCTTTATGTGATTTATTTTTATTCATTATTAACTTTATTTTTTTATAAAGATTTATGTTAAGTTTAAAGACTGGATTTTAAATATAAGTAATTATTTAAATGAAAATAAAACTCTTTGTTATTTCGGTTATTTTGGTCCTTATATTCCTTCAGTTTAGGGTAATTAATCAGGTTAATAATAAATTTGAAATTCTTCAAGCAGAAAATCCCAATAAGGATCAGTTTGAAAAAATAGTCGGAAATTCTTATCCAGCAATCTTCACGAATGTATCCGAAAATTTCTTTGATTTACAGAAATATTCACTTGACAGTATAAATAAAATAGAAACCGAAAGTAGAAAAAATTTAAATACCAATCTTAAAAAACATTTTGACTACTACGCGGTTCCAATGAAAGCCAAGACAGATATGGCGATTAATCTTGAAGGCGCTGGAACTACTGATTATATAGTAAAGCAAAGTAATTATCGTCTGCTTATCTGTCAATTAAAAGGAGTGAAAAAAATAATTCTATTCACACCAAATCAAAGCAAGTATCTATACCTTGACAAAACTGGAACAAAGAGTCAAATAAGTTTTTGGACAGACGACTTGTTACAATACCCATTGCTTGAAAAAACGCAATATGTAGAAGTTGTGTTATATCCGGGACAAATGATCTACATTCCTTATCAATGGTATTGGGCGTCAGTAAATGAAGAAGACTCTTTTACAGTCTATCACAAGAGCGAATCCTTCTTTAGTAGATTTATATGTAATTAATTTTTTATTGTTTTAAAGTTTAAAAATAATATCGTTATTAGATATTATTGATGCCAACGAAATTAAATTTAATTGTTGCCCTTTGTAGAAAAAATAATGGTATTGGGTTTAAAAATACTTTACCTTGGAACCTCAGTGGTGACATGAAATTTTTTAAGGAAACTACAACTACAACAGGAACTAGTTCAAAGAAAAATGTTGTGCTTATGGGAAGAAATACCTGGGAATCTATACCATCTAAATTTAGACCCCTTGATGATAGAATAAATGTAGTATTGTCAAGGAAAATTTACTATTATGATTCAGCCAATCCAACTGTTGTAAATGACCTAGAGCAATTTTTAGAAAATCCCGCAAATTTTATTGGTGAAGATTATAATGAAATTTTCGTAATTGGTGGTGAATCACTATACTCTACGATTATGAATGACCATATTGACGATGTTAATAAAATTTATGTAACTGAAATCTACAAAGATTTTGAATGCGATACTTTTGCCCCTATGTTTCACAAAATGGTCGGGGACAAAATAGAGTATACAAAGGTAGGTGAATTTCAATATTGTAACAAAAGTGATACCCACTACCGGTTTATAGAGTATACTGGAAAAAAATTTATGACAAAACTTAAGTGGTATAATTTAGAAGAACAAACATATCTTAATACACTTTGGAAAATTGTAAGATATGGCGAATTAAGAAAAAATAGAACCGGGGTAGATACTAAAAGTCTTTTTTCTTGTGTAGGTGAATACAATCTAACAGATACATTTCCAGCGTTAACAACAAGAAGAGCATTTTTACGAGGTATTTTTGAGGAATTAATGTTTTATTTAAGTGGTAAAACGGATAACAAAATTCTTGTTGATAAAAATGTGCGTATATGGGAAGGTAATACTACAAGGGAATTTTTAGATTCTAGAGGATTACAGAGTTATAAAGAAGGAGATATGGGTGAAACTTATGGATTTAATTATAGACACTTTGGTGCCGAATATCAGGGATGTGATGTAGATTATACTGGTAAGGGATATGATCAAGTTGCTAACGCTATAGATTTAATTAAACATAATCCGGAAAGTAGAAGAATCGTTATTTCACTTTGGAATCCTGCGACACTCGATAATGCTTCCCTTCCACCGTGTATGTTTCAATACCAATTTTATGTGAATATTAAGGAAAAAAAACTAAACTGTTTAGTAAATTTACGAAGTTCCGATTACTTTCTCGCGAATAACTGGAATGCGTGCACTGCCGCTATGTTTGTTCACTTAATTTGTAACTTAAAGGGGATTGATTTGACCCCCGGTAAATTAACGGTAATGTCATGCGATACCCATATTTACACCAATCACGAAGAACAGATTGCTGAAAATTTAAAAAGAACCCCAACACCAGCACCTAAATTAGTAATTAAAGGAGAGAAACGAGATGATATTATGGATTTTAAATATAATGATTTACAATTTATTGGATATTTTCCGGAGAAATCAATTCAAGCGCCGATGGCAGTATAATAAAATATTTTATATATTATATGGGATTATTTAGAGGTTTGACTGTTGTTTTAGTGGGATTTTTTGCTATATCCCTTTTAAAAAATAATATGGAAAGTGTAGAAAAAATGCCTTTAGTAGGTAAACTTGTTTCTGAAAATGTAGATAGGTATCGCGCTGAAATTATTGTTATTGCGATAGCGTTAGTTATATCGATTTTATAATGATAATGATAATTATTATTAATTATTATTAATTATTACCCTGATTGTATTTAGGATATTTCTTTTTAAATTTACGACTTCTTCTTTTACGAAAAGAAAGATTTTTTTTATTAATTCTTCTAGCGTTATTGACTATATTTTGATTAGTTCTTGAATTAGCTGGATTATTTAAACGCATCTTAGAATTCAACATTCTTAATTTAGTTTCACATGTTTTTAATTTTTTTAACAGGGTTCTTATTGATTGTTTTCTTGTCCTAACCATTTCCTAAGTATTCTAATATAATACTAGATAAAAAATTAAAAATCACTGGCTTGATCATAAATACGATCTTTATTTGAATTATGCCCTATTTCTCCTATATGTTGGATACAACTACCATTTGTAGAAAATAATACTCCTCCTTCCTTTTTTAATTCTCTACTTATTTCCCAATCTTCATCTACATCCCACCATTTTTTCACTTTACCTATAAGACATTTATGAAATACCATATTTATTCCTCCTAAACTTTGTTTTTTCAAATAGTATTTGTATCTTTTTTCAACAGGATGATATTTTTCACAATTAAATCCAGTAATTAACAGTTTATCTACTGCTAATTTTTCATTTTTTAATATTATTCTATAAGTATTTAATAAAATTTCCATAAAATTTGGTTTGACTTCTGCGTCATTATCTAAATAACATATTAAATCGTAATCTTTATGATTAGTTTCAATTAGCTCTAAGAATTTTACCATAGATTTCTGCTTATAATTTTTGTCATTGTAAATAATTTTATACTTTTTATTATACTTATTTAATAATTCTAAGGTTTTTTTATCGTCTGAACAATCATCGTAAATTATTTTTTTGTAACATTTGTATACATCAGATTGGTCTAAACTTTGTAATGTTTTTTCTAAATATTCAGGTCTATTATAACTTCTAAGTAAAAATAATATTTTCGGATTTTTATTTATAAAAGTATCTACTTCGTTGGCATTTTCTATAATTAAAAATATTATAATGAATAATATTACAAATAAAAAAAGAAGGTTATACCCCATATAATATAGTATTACAAAAAAGAAAATACTAATTATATTTATTAGTGTGAACACCCTGTGCTCTTCCACTTGGATCATATCCTACACCATCCCAGTCTGTTCTTGGAATCCATCGTTTGATTCCTATATCTTCCGGAAACATCTCATCATAAATTTTTCTATAATAAAACTCCTCCTTAGACTTAACATTTAAGGTATCTTTTTGTTCATTAAATTCACTATCTGATACTGCGGTTTCTGTCATATTTTTCAATTCATCAATCCATGAATAACCTACACCATCTGAAAATTGTTCCTTTTGTCTCCAGAGAATATCATCCGGCAGATATGGTTTGTCTTTATCGTTGAATGCTTCTCTTAGAACCCATTTCTCAATACCTTCTCGTAGTTTTAATTCGGGATTGAGTGCTATAGCGTATTCGATAAATTCTTGGTCAAGAAATGGAACTCTTGCTTCGACACCCCACGCCATAGTAGATTTGTTTGCTCTTAGACAATCAAAATGATGAAGATTCATTACTCTAGATATACATTCCTTATGAAATTCATCATGTGATGGTGCTTTATGAAAGTAAAGATACCCTCCTAAGATTTCATCGGCACCTTCGCCTGAAAGAACCATCTTAATTCCATATGCCTTAATTTTTCTTGAAAGCAAATACATTGGTGTTGACGCTCTAATAGTTGTTGTGTCATATGTCTCAAGGTGCCAGATTAAATCCCTAATACAGTCTAAACCCTCCTGAATAGTGAAAATAATCTCATGATGAATAGTTCCCAAAAATTTCGCAACCTTTCTAGCGGCTACAAGATCCGGCGCCCCCTTTAATCCAATTGAAAATGAGTGAAGTTTTTCACCACGATGTGCGCATATTCTACTAGTAATTGAAGCAACTAACGATGAATCAAGACCACCTGAAAGAAGCACTGCGTAAGGGACATCTGTCATTAATCGTTTCTCAACTGAGTTTATTAATTTTTCTCTAAGATTTATAGTTACATCATCAATATCGTTATTTTGACTTATATTTTCTATACTATATGTTGGTGAATAATATTTAAAAAACTTAACATTACTACTCTCTCCCGTTCTTGATTTCAAAATTGTAATATCTTCACGACTAAGATTATCCTTAGATGAAATTTTGAGGTAATGTCCAGGAGGGAATGTTGTAATAAATTTACAGTTTTCAGTAAGACACTTTGCCTCACTTGCGAACATTATTTCATTATCACAAGTTAGTCCATAGTATAAGGGAATAATTCCAATTGGATCTCTCGCTACAAATATATCTGATTTTTCAGTGTCATACAACACAAAGGAGAATATTCCATCAAGTAGTTTTGGAGTATTTACGTCAAAATCTTGATAAACTGGAATAATTACTTCACAATCAGATTTAGTTTGTGGAGTATATTTCCCATGAATAATTGAAGAGTAAAGTGACTTGTAATTGTAAATTTCACCATTTACTGATAGTATATACCGTTCATCTCTTGATACAATTGGTTGTGTTCCAGAATCAATACCAACAATTGAAAGTCTTTCGTGGGAGATAAGGACTTTTTGTTCTGCGTTAAGGTAAACACCATTCCAATCAGGACCTCTATGTCTAATAAGTTTACTTAATTGGAGAAACTTCTCCCGTTTCTCAGTGTAATCTCCTGATTTATTATTACCAAATAACGCCAATATACCACACATCTTTTATTAAATAAATCTTTAATGATTCTTTAAGCCTTTTTTTTATTTATAATATCGCTAATGAGAGGCATCTTTCTATATTCAACTGTTTCTGTTACTAAGTTTTCAAACCGCTTAAACATTTCCTTGAAAAATAAAATTAAAAACTTTGGTAATTCACTTTCCTGTAATGACATTAATTTTCTTAATTTATCTTCCTTATATTTTTTATTATCGTCTAAACGGACACGGGGTTCTAACTCAATAAATGTATCAAGTATATATTCTATAATATCATGAATATCAAATTTACAAACATCACCATTCTCTATTTTTTGATTTAAGAAATCTAGATCAATTGTTTCAATAACATCTGATACATATTTTTTGTTATACTCTAGTGCGGAATCAATATATATAATTATTTGTTTAAGCAGTGGAATAATTACTGTATAATCTGGTGGAGATGCTTCCATTTTACTTTTAATAGAATCCCAGTATGCTTTTTCCATATTTTCCTTTACACTATTAGTGATTTTTTGAATAACCCTTTGTTTCTTTTCTCTTACTTCATTAAACAATTTTACCCCATCAAGTTGCTCAAGGCGGCTCATTATTTTCTTTTTTTCTATTTCTATATGCTCAAGTGTAGTTTCATCAAGTTCCTTAGTTTTATCTAAAGTTTCGGCGAATTGTTCTACCTCTGAATAGGAAACAATCAATCCCTCAATTAAACCCAAGCGATCTCTTTTTTTAAACTCAAAGAAAAGGTTGGACATTACTTCATATAAATACTGAAATCGCGCGATAAGAACTCTTGAGTAAAAATAATTATCGCTCTCCGCTATTTTATTTAATTGACCGATTAAGTCTTTTGAAAAAGTCAATAAATTAAACTCAATTGAATCTGTATCGCTTGTTTCTGGGTGAAAATTTATCATGTCTGGAAAACTTGTAAACATAAATATGGACAAAAAAACACGGGGGTTATTGTTATTAGAAATATTCAGTAGTGAATTTAATAAGTTATTTGTTATCTTTATTGTATCTTTGCTCCTTAAAATCTTTTCAATATCACCATATATAGGTTCATGTAAATCTAATAATCCAAGACTTTTAAATTTATTCATGCGATATTTTAAAACGCAATTTTTAGATAAATTACTGACGTTGATATTCATAACTAGGATATATTATCGTAAAATAAAAATAAAAATAAAAAAAATCGCATTAAAAAATTAAGTTATGAAAATGTTTAAAGTAATTTCCTAAACATGTTTTTGTAATCATTATTCTTTGCCTTAACTACATTCATTAAGTTAAATGTGTCGAAAATTACCTTTTTCTTTAGTAATCTATCTGCTTCATCTTTATGTTTCATATCGGGTCCCTTATTGATTTCAAGAATGTATGGTTTTAAGTCTGTATCAAGTATAACATCAGCGCCGAATAAC